CTGAAATTGGTAATAAACCATTTGCTGTTTTAGGTAGAACACCTCAACCTCAATATAATTTTATAAGAATTAATCATAGTAGTGATGAATTAAGAGAGTTTAAATTAGAGCCTTTTCCTGGTAATAAAGTAAAATCTCAATATGTAGGCGAACAAATAAATCTTTTAACTGGTGCAAGATTAGCTCATGTACAATCAGGTGACTTTAATATTTATTTTAATGGGGAATCAGGGTATGTTTTAACAGCATCTAGAGCCAGTAATCCTGAATGGTTTTTAGGAGAAATACCACAAGCAGAAAACGCTAATCAAGGTAAAGTATTATCTTTTGATCGTTTTACTATTGGAACACCAAGAACTACAGAAGAATATGTTGAGTTTGAAAGATCTTTAAATACAGACTCTAGGAATAGAACTTATGTATTTCAACATCAACAAAGAGTTGCTACTGGTTATCCTAGACGAAGAACTGCCTTAACTTTTTATGTTGATAATAGATCAAAAGGTAGATATACTGATTCACAAAGACCTGGTGGACCTTTTGCTGAAAATGATACCAGTTATAATATTGTAAGAGATGGAATACGTTATCACCCTGGAGATGCAGTATTTAGAAGAAGAAATAGAAATAGACCTTTAGAATTTAATAATAAGTATGAGATAGTAAAATCAAGATTACAGACTGTTAATACTGGATTAGTTTCAGGTTATCCAAAAGAAGTTAATCCTTCAGGTGGTTCTGGAAATAATTTAAAATTAAGAGTTGAATTGTATGATAATGGTGCTAAAAAATGGGAAATTATAGATCAAGGCAGTGGATATAAAGAAGGAGATAAAGTTACTATACCCTTTGACTCTTTTGGTAATGAAGATGTCTTTTGTAGTGTAAACTTTGGAGTTTTTGTAACAGAGCCTTGGCCTCAAGGTCAAAACTTAAATCCTTTTGATGCAATCGCTGATTATATAAAGTTTGATGCAGAAAGACCTTCTCATTTAGATCAGCCAGAACATCAAATCACTTATGTGAATGAGTTAGTAAGAGCAAATAGTGCAGACGAAGATTTTTTACCTTACAGCCAATTATCTAATGTTGGTTTAAAAATGAATAGCAGTAAAGAATTTAATACCTTTTCTCAGCTATCTGTTTATGTAAAAAATGGTATTAAAGTAGAAAATCTAATAACTGGTAGTACGGAATCATCAAATTTATTTCCTGATATTGCCTATCATTTATTAACTGATTCTATAAATGGTGCAGGTAATTTAATTGGAGCAACTCAAATAAATAAAAACGATATGAAAAAAGCTTCACAGTTTTGTGAGGCAAATAATTTTTATTGGGATGGAATTATTACGCAACAACAAAATATCAGAGAATTTATATATCAAAATGCACTTTTCTCTTTACTAGATTTCACCATAAAAGGAGGGCAATTTTCTTTAACACCAACAGTTCCAGTCAATTCAAAAAATGAAATTGATCGTGATGTATTAGGAAAGAACTTAGTAAAAGCATTATTTACAGATGGTAATACAAGAAATCTTAAAGTAAGTTTTTTATCACCTGAAGAGAGACAGTTATTTCAAGCTAGGGTTCTATATCGTGAAGAGGTAGAAAATGGATTTGCTAAAACAGAAGTTTTAGATTTAAGACTTGGCGATGATTTGGGTGGTAGTGAAAATGATCCAAGAGAAGTTTTTGATATGTCAAATTTTTGCACATCTGAATTTCATGCCAGAACATTTGCAGAATATGCTTTACTTATTAGAAAATTTGTAGATCATGGAATAACTTTTGAAACAACTCCCGAATCTGCAATGTCTTTAGAGCCTGGTGATCATATTAGATTCTTCTCTGAAATTACACATAATGACAGGTTTGAAAATGGTTATATATCTGCTGATGGAGTTATACAGTCTCAGGGTAATTCAAATCCTATAGGAGCTAATATTTTTTATTGGAGAGCTTTTAATGAAAATGGCAGTGATTTTGGCGATCCAAGAGAGGCCACTTTAACTGCTAATAATGGTATAGCGTCAAGTAAATTTAGGAGTTCTGTTTTTACTGTTCAACAAACAAATACTTCTGATCGTATATATAAGATAGAATCTATTACATATACAGATGAAGGTTTTGTACAATTAACAGCAACTCATCAACCTCTAAACGAAAATGGAAAATTATCTATTTTAGATTATGATCCAGATATATTTACTGATTTTCCTCAAACAGGGTAAATGGCAACATCTCGTAACTTTCCAAATATACAACCTTCATCAAGAAGTTATACCCCTGGAGAGTATCCACAAACTGAATTTGTAGCACAAAATGGTGCAAAGACTATTTTGAGATATGGTAATAAAAGAGTAAATTCAAAATTAACTTTAGGTTTTACAAATATTACTGATACACAGGCAAATGAACTTTTGGAATTTTATTACGAAATAAATGCTGATTACGATTATGCTTATTTTACATTTACAGATGCTTTTTCTGGTATTCAAAATTCACCGTTATATAACAGTATGTCTGAAAAAGACCCAAGTGGTGTAAGACTAAGGTATCGTTTTGATGGTCCTCCCACTATAACAAGTGTGAAAAATGGAATATCAAATGTACAATGTAAATTTGTCGCCTGCCTCGATGGGGATTAGAATGTATTTAAAATCAAAGTAAAACAATGTCTAAGTTTTATTCAGGTCAAGATGGCAAGTTATTTGTTGATAATGAAAGTGCTTCTATTGATGATGCGTCAGATCAAGTAGCAAAAGTTAGATCGTGGTCTTTTACGATTAACACTGCGGTGCTTGAAACTGTATCATTAGGTGATCATGACAGAACGATCATACCTGGATTAACAAGTTTAACTGGATCAGCAAGTATTTATTATTATGCAGATAGTGCTGCTGCTTCTCATAATTCTGGTGTTTTATCTTCAAAAGTAATAGATACTATTTTACCTAGAGTTGGTAATCAGCCCACTAGCGAAGAAAGACAAAAAGTAAGAATGAGATTAGAGGTAGACTATTTTCATAAAATAGACATAGTAGCAGTGATTACATCTTTTTCTATGACAAACGCTGTTGGTGAAGTTATGGCAGCAGATATATCTTTTGAAGGCGATGGAATAGCTACTCTCTCAAACTTTTAATGTCTATATACTTTGGATCGACAGGGTTTATTGAATTAAAACGTGATGCCTTAAATTCTGAAATATCTACATCTTTAAACCCTGCTGATGTTAATACTACTAAGAAAAGATTTTCTGTAGAAAATATTAATGGTTCATTAATTACAGGCGATCAAATTGAAATAGAAACTCAAGACGGAAATAATTTAGAATTACTATCTGCTCATAATTTTCCCGATCTTCGTAAATATATTCATATTGATGATATGGGTGGCATCAAGTTATATGAAACTTTTGCTTCTGCTCTGGCTGGTGAAGTTGCAGATGCACTTACATTAAGTACACCATCTTCTACAAAAAATATAATAATACGCACCAGAAACTCTAGGTTTAGACCTATTGCAAAAATTACTGAATTTGAAATTACAACATCAAGAGATACTGTTGATATTACAAATTTAGGATCAGAATTTAGAAAACAATATGAAAATGGTCTTATTTCAGGACAGGGAACAATACAAACAATATGGCAACATAGAAATTTTCAGAATGATACACCTGGGTTTGCAAGTCCAGAATTTCCTGTTTACTTAAGTCAATTATTGGTGCGTATGCAACAGGGAGCAGATTTTGAAGGTAGATTTTATGTTTATCACGATCCAAGTCAAACAACAAATAGCGTTTGGTATCAATCAATGTGCATTGTTACTAATGTTGCTGTCAACGTACCTGCAAGTGGTGTAGTGGAAGCACGGATAGAGTTTATAACAAATGGTGAGATAAGATTACATAATGGAGTTCCACCATCATTCTTGTTGTTAGAAAATAGTGATAAAATATTGCAAGAGGACGGAGATGGTATTTTACTTGAAGATCCTTAAAATAAGATTTATGATGTATTTAAAAGTGACTTGACATGGCTGATCTACAGATTACACAATTACCAGAATTAGGTTTAGCCCAACTACAAGCAACAGATCCGATTGCTGTTGCTGATGTCAGTGCCACAGAAACAAAAAAGATAACTGCAAAAAATTTAGTACAAGGTGCTTTTGGGTTAGTAGATGCAGCATCAATACCAGCTACAGCACTGAGCTATCCATTAACAGCAGGTCAAATTGTCACTGCATCTTTAGCCGATAATGCTGTTACTAATGTAAAAATTACAGATGCGACAATAACTGGTGCAAAATTAGTAAATGATACGATTACAGCTACACAGATTGCAGCAAACGCTATCACTGCAAGTGAGCTTGCAAATAATGCTGTAGATACAGCAGCAATATTAAACTTAAATGTAACAACAGATAAAATAGCAAACTTAGCAGTGACAACTGGAAAGATAGCTGATGGTGCTGTTACTTTTGTCAAAACTAATTTTAGTAATGGTGATATTCCTGGAGCAAAAATTACAAGTGCAAGCATCACTGCTACTCAAATTGCTAATGATGCTGTTACGGCAAATGAGTTGGCAGATAATGCTGTAGACACTGCTGCTATTGCTAATAATGCTGTGACAGGTGCAAAGATTGGCCTTGACACAATTACTGCTGACAACATAGCGACTAATGCTGTAGGAGCCTCAGAACTTGCTGACAATGCAGTAGATACTGCTGCTATAGCGACAAACGCTGTTACCACCGCTAAAATTTTAAACTTGAATATAACCACAGATAAATTAGCCACTGGTTCTATAATTGCACAAAAAATTGCCAACGATACAATAACTGGTGCTCAAATGGCTCCAAATTCTATAGGAGCTAGTGAATTATCTGATAATGCTGTTGATACCGCAGCCATAGTAAATACTGCTGTTACTGACGCAAAGATAGCATCGGGAATTACAGGTACAAAAATAACAGATGGAACTATAACAGCAGCCAAATTAAATACATCTAATATTGACAGGTCATTAAATGTAGCATCAGGTAATTTAGGGATAAATAATGCAGTAGCAGGTGGAGCATCTGCAAGAAATGGTATTACATATAATAACGAAGGACTTATAACGTCTA